CGTCATGTGTTATAGTTTGTTTTATATGAAACATAAGGATTGTCATGTCTAATTTTTACACTAGTGTTGAGCGTTATGGAAACAATATTCTGTGGCGTGGTTATGAAAACGGTAAATCTTTTATGCGTCGAGAGCAGTACAAACCGACTCTCTTCCTTCCTAGCAAGGACGGCAAGTACAAGTCTCTGATTGGTGGCCGACCCCTGGGCCCTAGAGTTTGCGACTCAATGGCTGAAGCAAAGGAGTTCATTGAACGCCATAAGGACGTAAGAGGTCTTGAGATCCACGGTAATACGAACTATGTTACACAGTTCATCCAGGAAAAGTATCCGAACAATGTAGAGTTCGATATGAAAAAGATCAACATCTTTTCGTTCGACATCGAGGTTGACATTCGAGACGGATACGCAAAGATTGACGAAGCCGATAAAGAGATCACCTCTATCGCGATCAAGTCTTCTAAGTCTGATACGTACCACCTCCTGGGACGCAAGGATTATGATAAGAGCAAGACTCTGCTTAAGATTGATCCAGAAAACATTCAGTTCATGAAGTTTGACACCGAGAAAGCTCTGCTTCGTCGGTTCATGCAGATCTGGACGAACGACTATCCTGATGTAGTTACCGGCTGGAACGTTGAGTACTTTGACATCATGTACATCGTAACTCGTATCATCGCACTCTTTGGCGAAGAAACGGCAAAGAGTCTTTCTCCATGGAACAGCATTCGTAAGAATACTCGAGAGATCTTTGGTAAACCGCAGTCGACGTATGCCATCGCAGGCATGACCGTTATCGACTATATGGACGCCTTTAAGAAGTTCGGGTATAAGTATGGCCCTCAAGAGTCCTATAAACTCGATCATATCGCTCACGTTATCCTCGGAGAAAAGAAGCTAGACTACTCAGAGTATGGTAACCTTACAGCTCTATACGATCAGAACCCGCAGTTATATCTCGACTATAACCTCAAAGATACATGGCTTATTCAACAGTTCGAAGATGAGACAGCGCTACTCGCTCTCGTTATGACCGTCGCTTACGGTGGTGGTGTTAACTATAGCGACGCCTTCGGCACCGTTGGTATCTGGGAAACTACGCTCTATCGTCGTCTTATTCAGGATGGTCGTATTCCTCAGATCAAGGGTGGTCCCGGTGATCGTGGTAAGGAACTCGTCGGCGGATACGTTAAGGATCCAAAGGTAGGTATGCATAAGTGGATCGTTTCGTTCGACCTTAACTCGCTGTATCCGCATCTTATGCTTCAGTACAATATGTCGCCCGAAACATATCTGCCCGACGAAAGAGTATATGTAACTCAAGAGATGGTTCTCAACGATGAGTTCACCAATACAAATCCAGACTATTCGGTATCAGCAAACGGTGTCTGCTTTACGAACAAAGTAAGAGGTGTTATTCCTGAGATCATTGACGAGTACTATGGTAACCGTTCTAAGATCAAAAAGGAAATGCTTTCGGTAGAACAGGCGATGGAGAACGAAAAGGATCCAGAAAAGAAGAAGGATCTGAAGCGACAGATGACTCAGTTGCACAACTCGCAGATGGCTATCAAGATTGCTATGAACTCTCTATACGGTGCAACCGCGAACGTCTACTTCCTCTACTATATTGGAGAGATGGCAGAAGCAATCACCACTGGTGGTCAGCTGTCCATTCGATACGCTCAGAAGTCTGTGAACAACTACCTCAACAAAGTCCTGAAGACTAAAGACGAAGACTATATCGTCTACATCGACACCGACTCCATCTATGTTAACTTTGGTCCTTTGGTAAAGGAAGTGTTTGGTACCACAGACATCGATCGTAAGACTGGCGAAGAGTTCCTCGACAAAGCATGCCGAGAAAAGATCGAAGCGGTAATTGCTGCTGGGTATGAAAAACTTGCTCATAAGATGGGTGCTTATCGCCAAGCGATGGTAATGAAGCGAGAAAAGATCACAGATAAGTCTGTGTTTGTCGCAAAGAAGCGTTACATCCTTAATGCTCTAAACTCTGAAGGTGTTCACTTCGCAAAGCCGAAGATCAGCGTAACCGGCATCGAGTCCGTTCGTTCGTCAACTCCTGAAGTCTGTCGTGAAAAGATGAAGAAGGCCTTCGATGTTATCATGAACGGTACTGAAGCTGATGTTCAGAAGTTCATCGAAGACTTCCGTCAAGAGTTCTATAAACTACCGGCTGAAGATATCGCAAAGATCTCTGGGACCGACGACATTGAAAAGTACATGGTTGGAGAAACATATAAGAGAGGTTGCCCTATGCACGTTCGTGGTTGCATCCTATACAACAAGGCTCTGAAGAGCAAAAAGTTGGAGAACAAGTTTCAACTAATCCAGGGCGGAGATAAGATCAAGTTCGTCTATCTCGACGTTCCAAACCCTATCCGCGAAAACATGATCTCGTTCCCTAACGTGTTGCCAAAAGAACTCGGCTTGGATCAATACATTGACTACAAGACGCAGTTCGAAAAGGTATTCTTGAGCCCTATTGAGAATATCCTTGAAGCGATCGGTTGGAGTTCCACGAAGATTGCAACTCTTGAGGAGTTCTTTATGTGATTGACATTTTTGTCGAATCAGTTTATATTATAATTAAGAAACAGTCCGCATGATAAGGTACAGATCAAAATGGAAGACTTTCTTAGCTTAATATTTATGCTAGCCGCGGCTGGCACTGTGCTAGGTGTTGTTTTCGGCGTAGTTGCGTCGTTTATTCGAATTGGAGTTTTGCTAGCTCCTATTATCGTTGGTATTTCGTTAGCAATACTATTCTATCAACTGAACGACTACGATATCGATTTTAATGAGCGTGCAGACCAAATCATCGACCTTTTGAAAAACATAGATATTCCTAGTCTGCCTGAAACGAACTAAGTAAAGGGTTGACGTTATAATTGTGAGGAGAAAACATGGATCCTAAGACTAGACAAGAAAGACTACAGTATCTGAGAAAGCGTCATGCCGCTGTGCATGACACGATCGAGGCTCTTGAAGGAGAGAAAGCACCAGAAGAATCTATTCTTCATCAGAAAAAAATTAAACTTTCTATCAAAGACGAGATCACTGCCATCGAGGCATCTCTTAAATCCGAAGGAGTTAAATATGTCAGCTGACATGGTACACGATATGTATATGATGCACAATAAGTTTGGCGTGCACGAGTGGTTCGAAAAGAACAAGAACGATAAAGATCTTATGGATAAGTATCTTGAGTTCCGTCTCTCCATGTGTAAGGAAGAACTCGATGAAACTATGGCAGCATACGCGACTAAGAACCCAGAAGAAATCGTTGACGGTCTTATCGACCTCGTCGTCTTTGCTCTCGGTACTCTCGACGTGTTTGGTGTCGACACTAAGGCTGCCTGGGATAAGGTATACGAAGCAAACATGGCTAAATCTCCTGGTGTAAAAGCTGGTCGCCCGAATCCATGGGGGCTCCCAGATTTGATTAAACCAGAAGGATGGGTTGCTCCTTCTCACGAAGATAATCATGGGTTTCTTCCTGAAGTTCTAAAATAATGGTTGACATCTCCTCCCGAATCAGATATTCTGTATCTGTAACGAGAGGAGATACTCATGACTGTCTATACCTTCGACGAACAGATCGTTTCCGACCTCCACAAGGACGCTCGCGGTTACCGTCCAACCGTGTACTTCTGGGAAGAGTGGAACAGTAGCAATGACTTTGATCGTCAAGCTATCTGGGACGGTTTGCTGCGTGAACTTGCAGCAGAGAATGCCCGTCAACAGGACGCTTATGCTCGTGCGGAGATTGACTTCCACCAGCGTGTGCAAGGCACCATGTTGGCAGGCGCACAGGACGAGCTGACCGCTATCCGTTGGATCCTTGAAGCAGAAGGTCTTACCAAGACGGATCTGTCTTACGGTTCGGACTATGTGGCTTGGCACTTCGGAATGCCCTACAAAGGTCAGTTTGACCAGCAGATCCAGACTGTAATCGATGCTCTGACCAAAGAAGTAGAAGTAGCATGACACCGCAGGAAATCTTCGAATACAAACAGAAATGGATGCAAGCCGAGAATAATGCGGTTCGCATCCATAGTGATTTACGGCTATCAGCAAAGGACTTCTGTAGATCTAACTTTGAAAAGCAAAGATGGTCTCAAAAGGAATACACTGCGGTATATGAAGATACCTTCTTTTTCGAGAGTTCAAACGACGCAGACATTTTTCGTATTCATTTCAAAAAGTGGTTGACATTCGTTTAGAATCAGTATATTCTAGATCTGTAAGGAACGAAAGGAACCTCCTATGACCAAGACTGATATCGCTCGACTCGTCTCTGCATTCGCTGCCAACGGCGGTGAGGTGAAAGTTATCGCTCCGTCTCGCAAAAGGTTCAAGACCTGGCGTGGTAAGTCGGGCGCCTGGGCCAAGGGCGCGAAAAAAGTTGGTCTTCAGGACCGTAACTTTGCTTCGTGACTATTGACATTCGTTTAGAATCAGTATATCCTGATAATAGGAAAGAAAAGGAAATCCTATGACTCGCACTAATCGTACCTCCGCTTATCGTTTCACCGTTCGCATGGTCGACGGTAAAGTCGCTCCTGAGGACCAAGCCGCTGTTGACGGTCTGCGTACCGTCGTCAAGCTCGGCAACTCCGCCTTTGACACTCATCAGTACGTCAAGTTGCAGGGTCGCGGTCCTCGCCACACTCGTCGCTATCATCAGTCGCTGCCTCTGTCGATGGCAGTCTCCGCTGATGTCTATGTCTACAATCGCTAACCAAACGGTATTACAATGACACATCGCCCAAGCACTCACTTTGACATACATACAACAATCACTGGTTGGATGCCAATCTCTAAAATTCCTTCTTCCGGTTCTAGTGAACAGGATAGGCTGAATGACTTGTATGGCAGATCTGGAGTTTATCAAGTTGCTCTTTCAGAAGATATTTCTGATATCGGTGATTCTATCGTTCACCCAAAAATTGGGTATACAGGAAAGTCAAAAGATATCTTGACGAGAACGTATGATATTCGACAGCCTGCCGGATCTCACGGCGCGGGTAGGTATATACGTCAGAATGGATATAATAAAGAAACTGATGTAAAGATTAGGTATCTTTATACTTCGTCAGAAGACTATACAAACTTAGAAAGAGAAATCCACGATCAAAGCTTTCTGAAATATGGATACCGGTTTGCATGGACGGACGCTTCGGCTGGAAACGATGGAACTTATTCTCAACTGTTAGAGTTGTCAAAAAAGTTGACAGTTGAAGAAATTTTTGATATTATTCCAGTACTAAAGCAACTTGCTATCCAAAAGAACGCCGAAAACTTTTTAGAAAGGCTGAATGAACTATAATGCTACTTATCGTTGAAGGTATGGACCGCTGCGGCAAGTCGACTCTTGTTGAGCACTTGCGTAAGCGGTACTTTACATCACCAAACATTCTTGTACACCACTCGTCGTCTCCTCCTAAGGTAGACAACCCAAACTCCTGGGAATTGAAACATTACGCATCTTTGTTTCAAACGAGTCAGATGCTCGTCGATGAATACTCTTATAACGTGATCTTCGATCGCTTTCACCTAGGCGGAGCGGTCTATGGCGCAAAGTATCGCAACGCGCATCCGAATGATATCTATGAACTTGACAGTCACTTTCTCTTTGGTTATCAAAACGCAGCACTCATTCTGTTGACTGATGACCCTGAAGCGATTGCTGCTCGTGACGACGGCGACTCTCTTGAGAAATCAATAGGAGAGTATCAAGAGACTCTATCTGCTTTCGTTGAAGCATATACTATGTCTACTTGTCTCAATAAACTGCATATCAATGTCAGTGGTAATAGCGGTTTCGCTAATACTATTCCAACCGTAACAAAATTTCTAGATGGATTGAAAAATGGGAAATAAAACTTTAGAAAAAATAGGTGCAGCAGGGGAAGAACTTGTTTCTCTCGTGTATACGCAGATGGGCTGTGTTGTCGTAATGAGTGAAGATAAGTATGATCAAGAAAAAGACATGACCATAGATGGTGAAGAAGCCGAAGTAAAATCACAAACGGTTTTTAGAAATTTTCCATGTGAAGATGGTACGTTCAAACCTGCTTTTACGGTTGACATCGAGTCTGCTTATGGTAAAATATATCATAACCAACTTGATAAGTGCAAGAAAGTAAAAAAACTTATTTATGTTGGCAGATCTTCTAAATACGACCCAGTAGTTAGAATACATCAAGCGCCTCCTCCCGAAGAGCGCAAGTTTCATATTTCAAGGAATAAACACGATGGTCGTCTGGTTGCTGGTCTTTTAATCGAAGATATGAAAATCGTTAAAGAAATTAGAAACGAAAAGATAGTAAGTTACTTTATGGATGAATGGAAAGGTAAAAATGCAAAGAGTCTTCAATATTCGTAATCAACTTATTCAAAAGTACCGTGATCAAGACTTTGTGACCGATAAGACCGGTGTTAAAACCATCGAGCTTATCGGTCAATCCTTTATCGCTGATGAGGATTGGATCATTCGTAAACCAAACTATGAGTACATCGAGCGCGAGCTCGCGTGGTACGAGTCTCAGTCTCTGTATGTCAAAGATATCCCAGGCGAGACTCCTGCTATCTGGAATCAAGTTGCTTCCAAGTTTGGTCGTATTAATTCAAACTATGGTTATCTTATTTGGTCTAGCGAAAATCATAATCAGTATCAGAACGTGCTGAACGAACTCGAAAGTAATCCAAACAGCCGTCGCGCTGTCATGATCTATAATCGCCCTTCGATGCATACAGATTATTGTGACGACGGTATGTCTGATTTCATCTGCACATACGCAAACACTTTTATGATTCGCGACGGTAAACTCATCAGCCACTATCTGATGCGGTCAAACGACGCAGTGTTCGGTTACGATAACGATGTACATTGGGCCATGCATGTTCAAAAGATGCTTGCCGCAGATCTCGATGTTGAAGTTGGCGATCTGATCTGGACTGCGACCAACCTTCATGTCTACGAACGTCACTTTAAGTTTATTGAGGAGCTAACAAATGATTAAAGATTGGTCTCTTAACACTGTTAAGCATGAAATTGATAAGATAGCATTTGCGGAAGGAGATCCTCGAATGGACGGGTTTGTTACATTTGGCTGTAAACAAGACTTATATCGCATTCTTTTTTATGTTCAAAATAAACTTAATAAGTGTAGTACTTATGTAGGAGAAGATGACTGGGTAAAAGAAAATGAGCAAGACAATTCTTCTAACTAATGCGATAGAGATAGGATACGGTAATGATTAATACTAAATGGGATAAGCGCTTTCTGAAACTTGCGAGAGAGATCTCGACTTGGAGTAAGGATCCGAGTTCAAAGATCGGCGCTGTGATTGTAAACGACGAGCGTCGTATCCTTGCGACTGGATACAACGGTTTCCCTCGTGGCATTGCAGATACAGAAGAACGTCTCAACGATCGTGAACAGAAGTATCCTCGGATCGTTCATGGTGAGATGAATGCCCTAATGAATGCGCTCTACAGCGGTGTATCCGTAAAGGGAGCGACGATCTATGTTTGGGGTCTGCCAGTCTGCTCTGAATGTACCAAGTCTGTGATTCAGTCAGGCATCAGACGAGTCGTGATTATATTTCCTGAAACCGCTCCTGAGAAGTGGCAGATCCAGTGGAAGGAAATGTCAAAGCCGATGTATGATGAGGCCGGTGTAACTGTCACATATATGAACCACCAACACTGGGACTTCGAGAATGAATAGAGTCATACTTGTCGGTATCAATCCGTCAGGTAAACCTTTTCGTAAAGGGTGCTCGCTAGATAAAATGAATGTATGGATGGAAGCTCTTGGTTTCCATCACTATTCTTTTTCGAATGTAATTCCATACGAAGGCGAGTATAAGATGCGAGATGTTGATACAGACTTCGTTCGTTCCTTTACAAATGGATACAATAAGGTAATTGCGCTCGGAGGCTTTGCTTCTCGAGCGCTATCTCGCGCGCAAGTATCACATCACGTTCTCCCGCATCCGTCTCCACTTAACCGAAAACTCAACGATCGTGAATATGAAAAGCAAGTCATAGAGGAGTGCAGAGAATGGCTAAGAACTTAAATGTTTTTACAGTTATCAAAATGCCATCTTTTCATATTGTTTGCTCCACCTTTCTTTCCACAGTGCGGGCACATTTGTTCTTCAACTTTCCAGTTTTTGCCTGTGGTTGCACCTTTACCAAAAAATGGGTG